ATTTTATATGCGGCAGTCATGTTGCGCTTTTCGCCATCCCGAATGTCTTTGCTGATTTCCTCGTCAGCGTTCCATGCCGCCTGCGCCAGCTTCATATTGCCTTGGACAATCTTTAGCGCTTCAGCCCGTGGGATTTGGGACAACACAGTAGCAGCGTAGGGATCAACCATGCCAGCCTCTGACATTGCTTTCTCTATGGTCATCTGGCCTGTTTGGATTTCGTCTTGCAGACTGACAAACTTGCGCAATCGGCGGTTGGAATTGATGTCAGCGCCATATCGATTGGCCACATATCCTGACGCCACATCCACACGCTGGGCAAGGTTGGCCTTGCTAACGGCAGCAGGATTAAACTTGCCAGTTTTTACGCCGCCTTCAGTCATGGTGGGGTTTTGGGCGTTGAACCATGCGTTGTAGTCAGCAGTGGTTGCGCCGATCTGAGACAATGCAGCGACAGCGTTTGTCTGCCTTGCAGCAATCGCCGCCTGATCGCGCTTGATAATCTTATCGTCCACAACGCCTTGCAGCTTGAACCTGCTTTGGATTTCCGATTGATTAAAGCTGAAATCTAGCTTGCGTCTGACATTGCTGTTTTTCACTCTGCCCAGCACGTTAGACTGAATGCTTTTCATTCGTTTTTCCCACAGCTTATTGCCGTCGAAAATGTTGCCAATGTCGTTTGACCGAGACAGGTCATATGTGGCTGTGCGGATTTCCTCATCCAAAGCCAGCGCAGTTTCGTTGTATTCTGCATCTGCAATCATCTTGCCACGTTGTTCTGCATATGCGCCAACAGCATCAGCCAATGCGCGGGTGGATGCACCTTTTTGCAGTGCAGCCTCAACGAATGGCCGCGCATCCATACGCGCTGAGAATGACCGCCCCGGTGCTTCGTTGGTGCGCTGACTTTCGGATCTGTAAATTGGTATTCTCATCAGTCTAAATATCCTGAACTTGATATGCCTAATACAGCGTTTCCAAAGCCTGAGATCAGGCTGGCGTTGCCTTGACTTCTGTATGCTGACCGGGACGCATCGCCGCCCATTCTGGCAAGCTGGGCCTGCAATCGCGCATCCTCTTGCTGATCGCTGATTTGTAGGTTTGTCATCTCATTGTTGAACTCTGCAACGCTCATCGCGTAATCAAATTCTTTGGCGTTGGCTTGCAGAACGGCAAACGGTGTACCGCTGGACATATCCACGCCAGCATAGCCAAACCCGGCTTTAGCAGTGCCTTGCACTTCGCGCTCAAACGCCCCGGCTGCGCGCACTGTGTCGATCTCAAAGTTTTCGTTAATGATGCCCCGTTGGCGCTCAAGTAGCCCAATGTCACGCTCTATTATGCTGGCGTTAAAATTAGCTGCCCTTTGCGCCGCTGCGCCTGCCGCGTTGGATGCGTTGCGCGAACTGATGCCGCCAATAATGCTAGACCCGGCCCCAATCATTGCTGCTGTTGCGCCCATCTAGTTTACTCCCAGCCGCTTGCTGTAAATTGTTTCAGTGCCGACAAAGTTTAGCCGCTGAAGCAGTTTATCGAATGGCTTGTGCATTTTGGTGTTGATCATCATGACCGATACGCCAGCGATGGTAAGCTGCTCTTCAGCAAATTTAATCAGCCGCCATGCGGTGAAGCCTTTGCGGTACGCCGGGTCTACATAAATGGCATCGTTGTGACTAAACAGATGGTCAGAATAATGTAGGTGCGGCACGATGATATTAACAAAGTAGCCCACCAGCTTGTCACCTTCACGCGCAGTGGAACAATGCAATCTGCCGTCATCGTCCATTTGGAAAAATGCGTCCCAATTGACGTTTAGGTTTATCGTGCCTTGGTTTAGCGCGACTTCTTTCCAATGGTTTTCAATCAGCGGCTTTAGTTCTTCGTGGATGTCTCTCATCCGCTCAACGTGATACAAAATCATGTGTCAAATGTGTTCATGCGTGGGTACAGCGCTAAGACCGTCAGCGGCAGTGCCTGCGATTGCCGCACGTAGATCCTGTCGTTGTTGTCGTACCCGCCCCGGAACTCAATATCCTTGTCGCCAGTAAACAACGGGATGCCTTCATCCATGTTCATGCTGCTGTCTCTAAACGGGATGCGGTCTAACTCGTCAGCCGCATTGCCGACTTCAATACCAACAGTCTCGTTCAAACGAAGCGTAACAGCGTGGATGCGCTTGGGCTTTCCTTGGCTGGTGCCGTCCTCAGATCCACTTTCGATCCGCATGGTTTGCATTTCACTGTTATATCTCAAGCCCACTGCCGCAGTAGTGGCAGAAAAATCTAATGTAATAGATCCATTAGACACATTTTCTTGCGCATGTGTCGCGCCATTGGCTAAAATTGTAACCGTATCTTCGCAAAGGTGATTTAGCCCGGTCAAAGATGTTGTTGCATCGCCAGAATATGACAGTCCTGAGTCAACAAAAAACGCTGACGTTGTATTTGAACCAAAATCAAACGGTTTTAGACGCTCAATATAATGCTTTGTTTCATAGCTGTCAGCGTTTTTAATCCAACGGAAAACGCTTAAATACAACTCATCCTCTCCACCGTCAGTTGGCAATACGCAAATACTTTTCACCCGCGCAATTTGTTCGTTGAGAATGGTCATTGAACTATCGCCAGACGCTGACATGGTTGTGAATGTGTCAAGCGTTGGGTTTGGATCGAAAGCCTCTTCAACAGCAATCGATATGTTATTATTGGCGGGAAAAGTTGCAACCAAATCAACATCTGTATTTATAGCATTCTGCACATTGATGCGTGTGTTCAAACTGCTAGAGGTATCTATTCGCCATCCATTTTGCTCAACAGGGGGATCGCTGCTTGCTGCTTCAGCAATAAAAGAAACACTCGACCCGTTTTTTTTATGCACAGTCACTTTCGCGCCTACAGGCGTAGCACTCCAATCAAAATTAGATACGCGAGTGTATCCAACTCTTCCGCCAATAACGTGTTGATGCCACCCCACCACATCCTCTTCACGACGATATGTGAGCCCTAACAATACACCGTCAGACCGCAGCGCCCATACAATGCTCTCAGGTTCTTGTTGATACGCGAACTGAGTTATACCGCCCTGAGTGATATGCTCGGCCAGAATGGTCATGTCGGGTGCTTGATAGCCGCTGGTGTTTACATCGCCAGAAAACTTAAACTCTCGCACCTTACGACCACCACGCTGCGCAAACAGCGTCACGTCAGCGACCTGCACAGGCTCGACATTTGCTGTGCCATAATTCGAATATTTTCTAATTAACGTAGTGGTGGGTGTTACCGGGCCGTCATTTGTTGAAGTTAAAACAAACTCACCACCTGTCGTACCAATTGCCAGAATGCGCGTAGCACTTAGATAGCGGATTGCATCCACAGTATTAGACGCGATCGTGTAAATTAAAGCGTCATTATCCCCGGTGCCTGCTGTGAAATTCAAATAATCGGCATTTTTGCTAAACCATAAAGTTTGCGGATTATTCGTTGTATTTGCAAAAACTAGACGCTGTTCGAAAAAAGTGACAACGCTGGGATAATTTCCTGCTGTATTCAGCGCGGGGCTTGGAGAGCCGGAGATCGAAGGCGTGGCGAAAGTCCAATTGTTATGATCGGATCTGGTTAATGTGCGGATTGCGTAGTCAGGATGCACAAAATACATTGTATCGGCAGATTGTACAAAACGCAGATCTGCTAAATCGTTTTGATCATATGGGCTTACAATTTGATATATTGCGGTTGCTGTGCCGCCGCTGGTGTATGTCGTAAAATTTGTTGTATCAATTGCTCTGTTAAGAACATTTAAGTTTTCAAGGGTAAACGTATCTGTCGTAACATTTTTTACTTTATAGTTTTTATTGTTTAACTCGGTCATTCCCCCGACTGAAGCAATATAAATTTCATCGCCATTGCTAAAGCCGTGGCCAGCGCTAGTGACAACGCCGGGCGATGCTTTAGTAATTGCAGTAATATTCTTGGACGTTGCGTTCAGCACCTGCGCGCCGTCGCGGATTACACGCATATTCTCATGATTAAATTCTAATACATATGTATCTGATTGTTTAAATTGAAATGCAATAATTCTAGGCGGGGCGACTCTACTACTAATATGGTTTGCCTGACAAATAAATTCCGTTCCGGGTCGCCTTTTTACACCGCCTTGCGGCATAACAATCATGTTTTTTAACTGTGCCAGCCCTTGCTTGTATTTATCTAAATCGGTGCGGCCTTCCAGCAGTGGGCTGATCTCACCCGCGGCAAAGCTGCTAAATGATGGGGCTGACCGCGCCATCTAATAACGCGCCTCAATGAAGTCACTGGCCTCTATGCGCCGGGTTGCGCCTTCTGTGCTGTCAACAAAGCGCGCTTCTTTTAGCGACTGATCGTATGCTGATGTCGTGATCTGCACCATCGATGTTGACCCGGTTATTGCGTAAGCCATCTCAGCAGCGAGACGCATAGATAATGCCTCAATCAAACCGCTGTCGTATTCGTTGGGATCTGTGATGCGCGCCACATATTTAATCTTGGCGGTGCCTTCATCAGTAACGATGTTGCGGCCTTCGATAACAAAGGCAGGGCCACCGCTGTTGTTCATCATGTTGTCTTGGGGGTAGGACATGCTGCCGTTAGAGAACTCTAAGACGCGCAGACAATACGGGTCTGTCGGCAGGGGGTATTGGTGAGCGTAACCAAAGCCGGGTGCCGTGGATGATTGCGCGAGATCCTGACGCCTGATTAGGCAGTTCCAAGGATGTGCGCGAAACACGCTGTCGCGGATGCTGTCATATCGCTGATTAACGATGCGCGCAGCTTTGCTGTTTTCATCGAATGCAGATATGTTACTGGCCCCCAATACGTTCAACGCATTGTTGGCGATGTCCACAGTTGAGGTCATCTGATCACCAAATTTTTAAGGGGGGTGTAGAGAGGCAGGGGCAGCAAGCCGCCCCCGCCGGGTTAGTTAGTCAACAGCGTATTTGATGGTGACCTCAATGGTGCCAGTGCCAGCGGCACCGCCCATCGTGCAGGTGACAATCACGCCATCTTCATTGGTGTCGGTGACGGTGCCAGACCCCAGCGCCAAGGTGGCAAGGATGTCCACCTTTTGGGCCGCAGTTGATGCCGCCGCAGCCTTGTAAGCCGCAGGGGCCGCTGACACAGCAGTACCCGCCGCATTTGTGTGCGCGGCATAGCCGACAGACAACGTGGTGGAACTTGCCAGCGCGTCATGCGCAAGTGATCCTTCGATCAGGCGCGCGCCGTCAGGCAAGGT